TCTTCGGGGCTCAATGCGGCCCATGCTGCTGCCTTAGCAGGATCTGTGGCTTGCCAGGGATTTTCTAGAAGTGCAGTGCCTTCTACGATGTTGATATAATCTCTTAATGATTTCATTTTTTATTTCCTTATTATCTTAGTCCTGCTAATTTAAGCATACGCATCTGTTCCATCTGTGAAGCATGTTTGGTTTTATATGCTTCCATGATGCGTCTACAAGCGCCTTCGACCATACGATCAAACCGTTCTGCTCGCATGGTATCTGGTTCGATGTCATATTTTTCTTTGAGTTCTTTACACATCTTAGTGATAAATCCTTCTTCACCGATGGTAAATGTGCCTTCGTTGGCGTTGAAAAACCCACTGACACGTTCATGTATCTCATCAAATAACTTTTTACTTTTTGAACCTACACTAGTCTTTTGTCCTACCACATCTTCATCTTCTTCGGCTACGGGCGCTGCGGGGACCGGTGGTGCTGCTACAGGTGGTGCTGCTACAGGTGGCATCGCTGGAGGTGCCGCAGGTGGCATCGCTGGTTCGGCGGGTATCGATGCCGCAGCTTCTGGAGGCGGTGCTGGTTCTGCAGGCATTGCTGCGGGCTCTTCAGCAGGGGGCTCCATACCTGGTTTATAGCCAATCTTTTCACTGAAGTCAGTGTCATTCTCTGCATCGTAGGCTTTTAAGAATTCTGCTACTATGGGTCTGGCATCCATTTCGTCCAATCCCAATTCAGCTAAAAGTTCAAACGCCTGTTCTAATTTTTTTTCATCAATGATGCCGCTTAGACTACTGTTGATATTGTCACCGTCAGTGCCTATGGGAACTTCTTCGCTGAACAGGTCTTGCAGAGTCTGTATGGCTTGGGCCTGTAGTTCCTCGTTGCTGCTGAATAGGTCATCGTCTTCGGCTACAATGTTATTAAGGCGCTGTTCAAACTCAGCAAACTCATCAATAGACTCATAGCTGTTAGTTTCTTTGTATTCTTCACCTGTTTCACTTAAGAGATCGTCAGCTGTTAATTCTTTGACCGGAATCTCTGATTCATCTACTAAATTGTAGATATACGGGAACACAGTTTTTAATTCTTCATTGAAACTACGCACGGTTAATCTATCAATCCAATCATTCAATATGTCTTCTGGTATTTCCCTACTCTGTCTTGCAGTGAAACTTTCACGGAATTCTGTGTAGTATCTTGGAGTCTGTAATGCGTGTATTTCTTTTTTGATCTGCTCGATGCGTTCGACGACTTTACCATGTATGGTTCCCATGTTCTCGCTGATCATGGGGCTGCGATCCACATAGTTTTTGAAGAAACGTAGTTTAGCCATTTCTTCGCTGAGGCCCATGATGTGTTGTCCAATGTCATCATAAGGCGTACCGCCTTCTGCCACATGTCGAGCCAATGCCCTAGCACCATTCAAATGTTTTACAGGATAAGCAAATCTCTCGCCCACTGCGTTCTCGATAAAAATTCGTTCGATGTGTTGTGTCCTACCGTTAGGTGCGTTATAGTTCACTGGCTGTGTATGCCTGACTATTATCTTGGCTTCACCCATGTCTTGGAAACTAGTTTTGCTAGTGCCAAATAATCTTGATTCAGTCATTTTTGCTTCTCCGATAGGATCCCTTTTGTCTAAGTTACTCTGCGATGGATTCTGTAAATCAAAATCCATGCCGTGAACCTGTGCAAATGTGCTAAGTTCTTCTAAAAATTTCAACCAATTTTCTTCTTCTGGATTCTCGTTCCAAATAACACTTAAAGATGGTTTTTCTCCCACGTCATTAAGACTGATGCTGACGTTGGTCAATTTTTCACCATCACGTCTATCTCGATAATCGAAACTAATTTTTCTAACATCTACATCAGTTAGTTTTTTACCATCGATGGGTTTGGCGTCTCCGGTTTCTTTTCTCATGTCAGGAAAACGGGTACTTAACTGTTGTACTAGATCTTTAGCGATTCTTTGAAAATTTGCTGTCATAGTTATATTTAGCTGATAGTGCTTGATATGAAAATGGGCAAAGGAGCTTCAAACTCCTCTTCTGAGCTGTTTCCACTTAATGTTTCAAAGACTCTAGGATCCCAATCTGCTATGAGGCTGCTCATACGCACCAAAAGCAACAATGCACTGACTAAATCATCGTGATCTCCATTTTTTGCTTTAAAACTAAAGCCTGTAGCAATAAATGTTTTTAGTTCAGATATCAATGTCTTGCTATAGATCTCCATCTTGGTAGTTTCTATCAGATGTTTTAATCTAGCACATGCTGATATCTTTGACCCGTGCGTGGTATTAAACCCTTTACGAAATTTACGTACATGTCCTTTTCTTACAGGTTCGCTGATCATGAGTCCTGGAAAATTCTCTTCACCTACATTTTTTATCACTACCAAACCTGATTCACCCACAGAATTGTTTTCAATACTCCAATAAATATTGTTCATTCCTTCTGGCATTTGTTCCTGTAGGTGCTTTAATATATCTCGCAGTATTTTTATCTGACCTTCGATAGGTGTGGTATTATGATGCCACTCTGCTACTTGTTTAAAACTAGGCAGTTCGAAGACCTCGATGGCTGCAAAATCTCCCCCAGTCCCCAAGCAAGGGTCTAATGCAACAAGATAGAGATTATCTGAACTGACTTTTTTATACCAGCGTGTTTGGCCCATCTTAAAAATAGGATCAGCGCCATCCATGTTAGATAAAGTAATGCTATTGATTAATGTTTCATCATAGATCAAGAATTCACAATTATACTCTCGACGGAAACGTTCTTCACCGATACGTCCCTGTTCTTCTCTGGCCCATTCATCATCTCTATCTGGATGCTCGCTCCAGTGACAGGTAAATGAGCTGAAACCATTTAGGCCTAATTCCTGTTCATTACCATACTCATCAAATTTATTGTTGGCCTCTTTCCAGATATTGGCAAATGGGTCTTCGTCACTGTTGGGCGTTGATGTGATGATAGCTTTACCGCCAGTAGCAAGTGTGGGCGAAATGCTGGTCCAAAATTCTTCGGCAATATTTGGCTGCACAAATGCAAACTCGTCACAGTATAGCAATGAAATACTCATACCACGACCAGTAGTTCCAGTAGTTGTCTGAGAAACTATACGACTACCATTGTCAAACTCTATGCTGCCTTTGTTATAACTAACAACCCCGCAACGTATATGATCTGCGCACAGTTCGTAAGCATACCTTATTCTTTGCATGATTTCTTGTGAGCCAGTGTATTTGTGGGCAGCAATCAATATTGTTTGATCTGGATGAAACATTGCGTACCATAACAAGTAACCAGCAGCACAGGTGGTCTTACCCATCTGACGAGGCAGCATGTTGACGGTAAATCTATGTGTATGGTAAGCATCTAATAATCTAGTTTGAAACTCAAATGGATTAAACAGCAGCTTGCCTTTTATAGGATGCTGTATGTGAAAAAAGTTTTTACAGAAATAATGATACCCGGTGTCAGGGTCAGCACAGCCCATTAAATCCTGAACCTGTTGTTCAGAAAACTTGTCTTTTCTGTGTGCTTTTTTGACAAGTACCCCATCAAGACTTTTAGTTGTCATTTTTTATTCCTTTACTCCAGGTTTTGCCTTTATTTCATGCTACTCTTTCACCCGAAGCATACTCATGTGTTTATTTACAATAAAAAAGCGGTGACTAGCACCGCTTTTGAGTTGACATATTGTCTAGTTTATCTGCTTTTGACTTCTTGGTACAGATTTCTTAGTTGTTGTTTGAACGCTGACTCGTCAAACTCGTTGACTGCAAAAGGATTACCCCCACCGTTGACTTTTGGTGCTTCTTTGCCTTTGCTGGCAAGGTCATCACCTGTTGGAATAACGTCTGTCATTGGTTTGACTTCTGCTTCGGGTTCATTGGCATATTTTTCATCGATGTCGACATCGCCCATGCCACCTGGGGCCACTATCACACCTTTTGGCCCCTCAACACTGTCATCGCCGCCGGCAACTTTGCCAGTTAGTATATCTAATAGATCACGGATGCTTTCACCGCCACGAGCGTTCATGGTCACATTCATGGTCACTGGCTCGTCTTTTGGTGGCATGCCCATTGGGCTCATCCCACATTCTTCTACTTGGTCTTCGCTGAGTCCCGAGAGTTTTTTGAATGCGTTTAAATCCATGTCGCTCTTTACCAACGTAGCGACCTTTTCTTCTTTTAGTTGTTGTATAGGTTTGTCGATCTCAGCGATCTTACCGATTAGTTCTTGAAAGTTCATGTTTATCGTCCTTTATATGGATCAACAAATGTGCCTGCTTTTTTAGAACCAATAGGGCTTGTTGTTCCAACGTTAACATCTACTGTGAGTTTTTCTTTAGGTGCTGTTTTTGCCAGTAGTTCATCATTTACACCTTTGTATTCTTCGCCTTCGTGTTTGAATTGACTTAATTCTTTTAGAAAATCAATGTTACGTTTATCTCCTACTAAATTTTGATTATTTGAATTTTCGTAAGGTTGATTTAACAGTGCTTCTGTGGATGATTTATGGCCTAATGCTAGAGAATTTAGTTCTATCTCTGCTTCCTCTCCGGGATTACGCACACGAATACAGCTGGCGCTCATACTTAATTTTTCTGAGAGATATTGAGTCAATACATGACTGGTCACAGGATATCTGCACTCTATATCAAATATAGTGACATGCGTGTTTTTCATCTCTGGGAAATCTAATGGGGTTTCTTGTATCGGGGTACGCTTGCCTTTACCTATGCCATCACAATCATATTTTTTCATGGCTGCGGTCATTTTTTCCATAGTGTCTTCTCTAAGATCACCTGCGATCTTAATTTTGAATTTGTATGTTTTCACGCTTTCTGAGATATACTGTTTTAATAGGCTCATAGTCATTTCCAATGATAATATATTTATTTAATATTCTTAAGTTTTTCCAATAGGCTGTTTCTGTCAGATACAATGTATCCATTACCTGGAATGTTTATACCTGAATCATCATTGCCCGAATCTTGATCCAATTTTTGTTTTTTCAACTGTAACTCGATCATCTTTAGTTTTTTGTCAATTTTTGCAGCCTTGGCATCTATGGCATTTTTCAGCATGCCGCCGGCTACTTCAAAAATACGACCACTATATCGTGCTTCAACGTTCATGCCCAAATCCATAAGATCATCATAGGCATCTGTGGCCCTTTGTGCCAATGCATCAAATTCACTGTCGCTGATGTCGCCCAGGCCCTTGACCTGTGGTAAGGCTGCAGATATTTTATCAAATTCCTCTATGTTACGCAAGAATTCTTGTGGCTTAGCGGCTTTTGTTTTTTCCTCCGTGACCAGTTTTTTATTCTCGGGTAAATTAAGGATTTCTTCTAGCTTTTTTGTCATAACAATACTTATCTAATTCCGCCTTGGTGAAATATATCTGTTTCATTCAATACTCTAAATTTTAAACCCTGTTTTTTACACCAAGCATTGGCTGATGCCCATTTGGCTTGATTGACTACAAACTGCATCTGTCTTTCTTTGCTGCGTCCTACATTTTCTAACATCTGCTGATTTTTTGGTTTTATCTCTACGATTTCAGTGTAAACTTTACCTCGTTTATCTACGTACTGTATGAAAAAATCTGGAACGTAAATGGTATGTTTACCAGTCAAGGGATTTCTATATGGAATACTAACAGCTTCGCTGGCCCATTTGTGTACGCTAGGATGACTATCGCAGAAATTCATAAAAGCCCACTCCCAGCTGCTACGATATGTGGGTTGTTTATTGCCTACATACTTCTCTGGATTTTTGGGCGTAAATTTTCCACGTGCAAATCTACTCATACTAATATGTTGCGGCTTTCGTAGGTTTCTTCAGTTGAGGAAACTTTGTACCCCAATGTGCTGGTCTGTTCTCTATAAGCATTTAGCACTTCGGCAACCACTTTGCTTAGTTGCACATCTGTAAGACCTTTTAGCTGATCTATGAGCTCGAACACATTAACGTTGTCTATTCTAGCTTGATTTAATAAAACGATGCCGGTGCTTCTTGCAGCCTCTTCATCGAATCCTCTTTTTAAGAAGAATCCTAAAACGGCGTCTATCTGATTACTGGGGAAAGTTATCTGAGTTCTGAAATATTTGTCAAAAAAAGTTCTAACTTCTTCGCTGCTAGATGTGGTATTAGATGAAGGTAGGTTACTCATATTTAAAATTGTATTGGACTGGCCTGTGTAGTAGCGTTATTATTTGGATTGCTGGGAAATACCGTATTTTTAATTCCACTAATTCCTGCCGCTGCGACTACTACCGCGCCCGAAGTAACGATTCGTCTTCCTTCTTCTCTTAGACCAGATTTAGTAAGACGTTTTGCATTTTGATAAGTGTTGACTGCGGCTATAGCTGTGCTTAGAAAATTAGCAGGATTTTCAAATGCTTCACCGCTAGCCAACGCATCGAAGACATCGGCAGCTCCTTCAATAACACCGCCAGCACCAAATAACGAAGCAGTTCCGCCGCCATAGGCACTCAACGGGCTGGGACTCTTATCATAATGGTCTACGGCAAATCCTTTGACTCTACCACCTCTTATACTGCCAATATCATAGGATACTGCTTCATAACTCAAAGTCATATTACATTCTGCTCCATTAGTTCCTTGATCGTTGCTTTGTACTTGATCATGATTGAAACTAGTGATCATGGGATTAATAAGAGTATAACTTACATACTCTCTTTTGTTCAACTGATAAAGTATGATCCTATTAAAAAAAGGTATGCTGCTGTTGTTATCGAGACCGTATCTTGATCTAATAAAAGATCCGTTGCGCATGGCTGTTCTAAAATATGCGCCAGGCGCTTTAGCCGATGTCGGGTCAGCAAAATAATAACTATAGTAATTTTGCCACAGCGTGTTTACAATATGTGACCTATCATCATGAAATTTTAAGTTAATAGGTTGAAACTCATGATC